ACCCATACTAGCTTTTTTTCTTTCAGGTTTTACAGAACCATAATCACGTTGTTCTCTTTGTGGCATACCACCACCCATCATTTTCTTTTTACCGTATTTCATTACTTCTTTTCCCCAATTGTTCTGATTTTATCTTGTTGATAATTCACTGTTAAACTTTCGTTGTATCCTGCCATGTCTTTACACATCTCTTCTTTCTCTTCGATAGAGTTATAATCAGATATGTTTCCACTTGGTTTTGGGTTACCTGTTAATTTTTCTTCCATTGTTATTCCTTTAAAAGTGGAGGAGTCCGGAAACTCCCCCGTTAGACTGTTTCGTCAATACCGTGACTGTATTATTAACCCGCTTGAGTTGTAGTAATACCGTCTTGAACTTTACACTGACCATTTAGATACCAGTTTGTACCATCAGACCATACATGAACAAAATCTCCATGTACTGCCTTGTTAGCTACAAACGAAATAGTATCTGCATCAGTAACTGTAGCGACTGAACCTGCTGCATCTTCCGGAGAAGATACGTTACCCACAATAATATTAGCACTTGATGCTGTTACTACTGTATGAGTACCTGTTGGTTCTGTTGCTCCAACGTAAAACCAATACTCTAAACCTGCTGCTGGAGTAGGAAGAGTTTGAATTTTCGCTGCTGCTACGTTTAAAACGTAACGTGTGCCTGATTCGGCTGCTGTTATTGTATTCGCTGCGGTGATTGCTTCTGTGTCAGAAGGTTTCTGGACCTTAGTCGCTAACTCACGAACATCATTTGTTCTTGCTGAGTTACGTCCAGTATCTCTTATATTTACAATTGCCATGTTATTTACCTCTTAGTAAAATTATGCGTTAAAAAAAGAGGAGGAGTCCGAAGACTCCCCCAAAGTTGGTATTAATCAATACCGTAGAAAGCACCTACAATTGCTTCGTCTCTTAGTACTTTCGCACCATAGACATGCAATCCTCTCACAATATCACCGAAAGAACTAGGGTCTCTAAGGACCTCAGTTGATGTTATTGATTGAGCAGTAGCTGTAGATGAAATATGTCCAGCCAAACATTTACCAGCAGCATTAGATGTTGCAGCAATGTTGTTTGATTTGTACATGCTAAATCCACGTAGTTTTCCACTTGATACTAAACCATTTCTGATTGAGCCTTGTCCACCATTGTAGTCTACTGACAACAATTTAGAACTAGATTGTCCTAGAACTTCATAAAAATCAGGACTTGCAACAAACCAACGACCTTCTTCAGGTACGTTCTGTTCGTCTAATAGTCTTGACATTCTACCCATAAGGTCTAGAGGGTCATGTTCGTTAGAATCAAAACCAATGTCTAGGTTACCTGTACCGTCAAAAGTTCCAGCAGCTAAATCAGTAGCGTTGTCAGAACCTAAGATATGGTTAGGTGATGAAGCAGATAATCCAGCAAACATAACAGCTAAGACAGCAGCATCATATGAATCTTTCAATGCATATGCAGCAGAGCTTGAAGCTACTTCTTTGAAGTTGACGTGTGACATTTTGCTCTCAATATCATCTACGATGAATTTAAAAGCTTTAGCACTGTCAACAACCAAAGATGTTTCTTGGTCTGTTAGTTTAGTGGCAGTAGTATCGCTACCTCTTGTGTAATCTGACACAGAGATAACAGGTTCTTTGATAATCTTTACAGAGTCTCCATAAGCAGTGATTTCACCGGCATAGTCGGTGTTAGTAATAGCTTCGATAACAGACGATTTTCTGAAAAAGTTTAAAACCTTTTTAGAGTAAACCGAAGGTAAAAAGAAACTATTAGTTTGTCCACTTACAGAGTTTGCAAAGTTAGCATCGGTATCAGTTGAGGGTTCAAAATATTGAGCCATGTTGATATTCTCCTAAGTTTTTAGTTAATAGTTAATTATTTTGCAATTCTGCCTTCTTGCATGGCTGTACTTATCTCAGCTTCGTACTTATCAAATTGAGCCATAGACATATTTGCAATTTCCCTTTCAGTCCAAATTTTCTCTTGCTTCGGTTCTACACTAGTTGTTTTAGTGGAAACCATGTCAGCAGCAGATTTCTTGGACTGTTTAGAATTTGACTTCTTCGGTGCAACATCCATACCAATATCTTTCTTAAACAAATCTAAAGCTCTTGAAGCTAGATCAGCATCGTCAGCATTGTTGTATACCCAATCTTGGATAGACTTTGGCTGCTCTTTAGCCCAACCATGAAAATCATCGCTGTTGCGAATATCTTCAAAATCAGGATGCTTATCCATCAATCGCTTTTCAGCATCTTTACGAATTAGTTCTTGCTCACGAGACTGTAGTTTTTCTAGCTTCTCTCTTAAGTCTTTAGATTTCTCTTCGGACTGTAAATGAGAAACAGTTTCTACAACTTCGTATACATCAGGATACTCTTCTCTAAACTTTTCAAGTTCTTCTGGAGATTTAGGAGCTACATAACTAGGTCTGTTTTCAGCAGCCTGTTCTAATAACTCTTGTTCTCTAGACTTAAATTCATTTAACTTAGAGTCATAATGTTTTTTCAAGTCGTCATAGCGTTTCTTGTAGTCTGGTCGCTTGTAAGGTTCATCCTTCGTTGCTTCCTGTTCTACAGGTTCTTCTATGTCAGCTTCCTGTTTTGCTTTGGGCTTTTCAAAAAAAACTCCGTCTGCATCTTGGAAACCTATTTCGTCTTCTTTATGCCATGATTTGTTCATGTTGTAAGGATTGGCATTTTCCTCTTGTACTTCTGTAGTCATATTCTTTCTCCTACGGGGGCTTCGTTCACAAGGTAGCTCTATGTCGACTAGAGGGCTTGTATGTAAAGGTAGCCTTTCGGTTTATAAAATAGTAGGGTGCTTATGACATAAGGTAGCCCTACCGTTAAGTTTGTTTAGCTTTGGACGTGTCTTCCAGTTCGGTTGTCAAGCATCATTTTAGATTTAATACTTTTAGATATTTCATCTTCATCCAACAATCCTTTCCCACCGTTATCTATAGTAGTTTTCACTACTCTAATATCCTGTTTAGTTGCAGGTTTTTCAACCGGCATTTCAACAGTGTCTTCTTCTTCTGGCTCACCGCCATTAGCTAAACCTTGTCTATCATCTGCTTTCATTTCTGCATCTTTCATCATCGCCATTAATTTGTCGGCTCCGATTTCGTCTACAGCTTTTGCAGTAAAGACAAATTCTCCGTCAGATAACCTTGCGGGTATACTGTCAGAGACTCCTGAACCCGGACCATTAACAGGACCAGACCCAGCAAATTCTTGAGCAACATCTATTATTTTATCAAATAACATAGATAGTTCCTCATCTTGTTCTAGTTTGGAAGTTAGCATATTTTCTTCTTCTTCGCTTAGTGCTTCTTCCATTATAAATCTTGTGTAGTTATCTTCCATGTCATCGTCTGATTCCATTTCAGATTCCATTGGTGGTGACATAACCATTAACATTTGATTATCTATTTCTCCACCTTCTTCATAACCCATACGTTCAACAACTTCTGGTGCTTCTTTTCTAAGAGCTTCTATGCCCGGACCACCATCTTTCATTTCTGCTCTATTAAATAAAGATTTTTGATTCATATTTTCTTTTTCAGAAAGTTTATATTGTTCTTTTAATTCATCAAATCTTTCATTTATTTTTTTAACTTCTCTTTTATATATTTCTTCACCGAATGCTTTTTTAAATTGTTTTTGTTCTCTTTTTAATTCGGGTCTTTCAGAATTTACCATAGCAACAGTTAATCCAGCAAGTTCTAATTGTTGTCTATCTTTTGATAATTCATCAAAATTAATTTTTTTATTACTTCCCATGTTATATTTTTTTCTGTCGTCTTGTAACATTATACTTCTTCCTTCCTATTAATTGCTTCTTTAACCTGCTTGTCCAGTTGCTCCAACCGTACCAGAGAACTCACTCTCCCCTGCAACCGGTACATTTCCTGTTCCGATGTTGCCACCGCCAGTGCCTGTAGCTCCAAGTTCTTGAGGTTGTTGAGGTACTCCTTGAGGTCCTCCCATTGGGGGCTGTTGACCATCGGGTTGAGCTTCCTCGCCATTTGTTTGTCCAGCATTCTGCATTCCTATTATTTGTGCCATGATTGCAGCTTCTTCAGGGTCATTGAGTATTTCATCAGGGTCTAAGTCTAAGCTGTAGGCAAGTTCACTTACGAGTTTAGAAATCTTAACAAATGGAGCAATAGCAGGACTTTGTGCAGTTTGTAAGAACATAGTAAGTCTTTGACTTCTAACTTCTTTTTGCATCAAGCTATTTGTTCCA